CCAACTCCAACTCCAACTCCAACTCCAACTCCAACTCCAACCCCAACCCCAACCGGACCTACTGCTAGACCAGTAGCAACGCGGCAGGGGCATATTGATGTTGTCGATGCCACAGCAGGAACCGTAAAGGTATCATCGGGCAGTTGGAGTGCAGCACCGAACAACCCAACGGCATATGATTATGAACTGCGGGCAACGGTGAATGGTGTTAACCAGAAGATTGTTACTGGACCCCTTAATATTACTAACAATGATCCAGTAACTATTACTGTACCGGCAGAATTCCGTGGCCTAGCAATCACTGGTCGAATCTTTGGTAAGAATAGCCTTGGATTTAACCAGACTGACACGGACAATTATGTCACACTACCTGCGGTATCAACACCCACTCCCACTCCCACACCTACTCCGGGTACTACTGGTCCAACTCAAGCTGAGTATGATGCAGTAGTAGCAGCACGTAATGCATTGATTATTGAACGTGATGCTTTGAAACTGCAGGTTGCTACTATAACTAGTGAGCGAAATGCGGCTGTTGGCACTTTAACCGATCAGTTAAATACGGCTAACACAAAAATCACAAACGCCAAGTCGGCACTAGCATAATGAGGGGGAGCTTCGGCTCCCCTTTCTTATTGGTGCGTAATGGTTCATTTGACCGAACCGTATAAAACCTATAGGCGGAATTTATGAAGAGACTTCAGAAAACAGATTTCATTAATAAGTTGCTGGCATCTGCTGTTGGTCCAGATGTTGATACTACAAACTTTCCTGTGTGGGAAGTCGCTGCTACGTCGAGCGTTCCGCTCCGTGGTAAGACTGGTACCATTTTTGAGAATGCGGTTATTCAGGATAATACTTTATTTCAGCTAGCTGCCGCTATTAATCGTGATCCACTTCCTCTTATGATGGACCACAACATGGAAGGAACACCATACGGTAAGTTCTTCTATGCAGAAGTCATGCCAAATGAATATGGCTATCAAGAGCTTCGCGGTTTTAAGTATGTAGACCCTACTGAAGCCACCACTGTAGCCAAGATTGATAATGGTACTCTTAATGAAGTATCTATTGCATTTGCTTCACAAGAAATGCGCTGTAATAAGTGTGGCTTTGATTATGCAAAGGCAATTGACGAAGGTAACATCATGCCTGCCGTGACTCGTACTTGCGAGAATGGTCATACAATTGGTAAAGACGGTACTCACGTTCAACTAATTGGCGTGAAAGATACCCTAGAATTAAGTTTGGTTAGCCGTGGTGCAGCCAAGAACAGTAAGATTGTTGGACAAAGCGACTCTAAATTGAGTAGGGAAGTGGAACGGCTTGCCGCGCATGGACTATCGCTTTCCGATGTTTATGTTACAGCATCAGCTTCACAAGGATTTGATAACATGGATATGAATGACCTGATTGTACAACTCAGTGATTCAAAAGCCAAGGCTGCGGTTGCCGAGAGCAATGTTACTCGACTAGAGCGCGAACTGGCAGAAGTCACCGGCGCTCGTAACGAGGCTGAGAGCCGCACCCGTCAGCTTGAAGCTGACCTAGCTGCTGCTCGCGCCGAACAGGCAACTGCTCCCGATGCAGAGGCTCTAGCCGCTGCCGAGAAGGATACCAAAGCATCAGTTGACTTCCTACAGAAGCAATATGTTGCAGTTCTATCAGCGGCAGGTAAGACTGACGTTGTAGCTCCCGAGACTGTGAGCGAGCTAATCGCCGGTATTGAAGAGCATAAGGCTGAGCTTAGCGCAATTCTACCAACTGGTGGTGTTGCTCTAGGAGCAAACAGCAATGGTGAAGGCGAGACGAAGGCGGATATGTCTGTCTTCCGTACCGTCCGACAGAACAAGCGCTAAGGAGTAATTGAAAATGGCTTACGTTTTAACTGACCTAGTTCTCGATGCCTTTTCAATGGAGGACTTCACCTTCACCTACTTCATCACCGGTAATCCCGATGTGACTGATATTGTAGGTAAGGCGGTCGCCATTGATACATCAACCCGTGGTGCTGTGAAGCTAGCTGCTGATGGCGAAGCCGTCTTCGGTCGTATCTTCCAGTACGAAGACCGTACGCAACAGGGTGGCGGTAAGGTTGTCTCAGTGGAGCGTAAGTTCCGCAAGCGGCTACCTCGTACCGATGCAGCCGTCGCAATCGGTGCAACTGTAGTGGGTGCTGGTAACGGCCGAGTCCGTGCTGGTGGCACTGCTAATCATCTCGACAACGTTGTGATTGACGTTGGCGCAGATTACGTCGTAGTCGAAAAGTTCTAATAGGAGTAATTGAGAATGTCTGACCTACTATCTATTGTGCAGAACCGCAAGCCAGCGCAGGAAGTGCTTGCTGGTCTGACTAGCACTGACCGTAACCAGAGTGTTGCAGCGGGTCAGGCTCTCGTTCGTAAGGCGAAGGAAGCGGGTGTTAACCTCCCCGACTATCTCCGTCTAGCCATTGCTCCGAGCGGCATTCATGCCGAAGCGGGTATGGATGGTTACGAGGTTGCCCTTGCAACTCTTAACCTACCGCTTTCAGACGACTACTCAAAGGGTATCGTTCTTCAGGCGGCTTCTGATACTTTTGCCACCTTCCCCGGTGTCCGCGCCCTCTTCCCTGCGGTTGTAGATGACGTGGTTCAGTGGAAGTATCGCCAGACTGAGTTTGAGAACGTCGATGATATGGTCGCCCAGACCCGCACCATCAACGGAACCGAGCTAATCACTCAGGTCGTTATTGACGACAATGAGAAGGATTATCAGGTCGAGGGGATGATCGCAGAAGGCGCTCGTATCCCACACCGTTCCATTCGTGCAACCGACAAGTCAGTTCGGTTCCACAAGTTCGGTTCTGGTATTGAGTGGACCTATGAGTTCTCTCGTCGGGCTTCAATCGACATGATTACCCCGTATGCGGCTCGCATGCGTGGTGAGGTCGAGCGGGCGCAGGTTGCCATGGCTTATGCCATGCTAGCCAACGGCGACGGCATTCATACCCCGGCTCCTTCTGTTGCCGCTGCTCAGATTGCTACCGATTACAACCTAGACGCCCCTGTTGCTAACCGCATCAATTGGGAAGTCTTTACCGCGTGGATGATTCGTCGGGCACGTACCGGCGTTCCAATCGACACTGTGGTTGGCAATTGGGATATGTATTTCCAGTGGCTGATGATGTTTGCCCGTCCGGAGATTTCAACTGATGCTCCGCAGGCTCAGGTACTGGCTGATGCTGGTGTCAACATCGCTCGTGCTAACCCACGGCTGAATTTCAACGTGAACTTTGTGCTTTGCAGCACGGCTCCCGCTGGTCAGCTTCTGGGCTATAGCCGTCAGGATACTCTAGAGCAGCTCATTGAGAATGCTTCAGATATCGAAGAGACGGAGCGTTACATTGACAACCAGAAGGTCAAGTACTTCCACACCATCAATAAGGGCTTCCGCATCGTCTTCGGCGACACCCGCGAAATCCTAGACGTCACACCATAATGAGTTTCGGGGGCTTCGGCCCCCGAAAAGCAATTTAGTTTATAGGAGTTAAACATGGACCAGAAGAAGCTACAGGAACTAGAGTCAGGTCAGGAAGTCACGCTAATCACTAAGGGTGATTATCAGCTTGTTGACGTTGCTCTTGGTATCCGTATTCCACCGCTTACCGAAGTTACCATGCCTCTTACCCCATTCGTGATGGATCATTTAGTTCTTGGTAATCTAACCCTCGTTGGTGAAGATGATGCTCCCAAGGCCGCTGAAGGCAGCAAGCCTCTTAATGGTCTTGATGCTCTCAAGTATGAAGGTTCACGCGAGACTGAGGCCAGCCGTAGCAAGCCTACTGAGGATGCTTTCGGTGGTATGGACCCAGAGCAGGCTGAACCCCGCAATGCGGATGAAGCTGATGCTAACAAAGACGAGATTCCTCAGGGCGCTCGTTCAGGTGTTGAGGGAACCTCACGCAATAAGCGTGGCGCTGCCAAGTCTGAGTAATAGATATGCATAGGGAAAATACTCCCTTTACGCACATCGTAGAATTCGCCTCGGGTTCTCCCACCGGGGCGTTTTCTTATTCTGTCCATGATGAGGATGGAAGTGTAGTAGGCGGGCTAGA